GGGCATCTCTGTTCTCACCCCCGATCCCGACACATTCAAAGAATGGTTAGGAACCGAGTTAAGCGACCTTCATAACTCGTTGACATAAACAGTCCGTCGTTAGATAAACTACAACGACATGGAAACCGCTACAAAATATCCGTTGATGCACCTCACAGCCCGAGAAGTGCTACAACTACGCAGATTCACCGACCTCTGCAAAGCAAACAAAAACGAACACCAAGTAACCGACAGAAAATACACGGCAGGAGCCACAGAAAAAGGCATCATCATGCTCGGCAAAGCAGGAGAAGTCATCATCTCCCGCTACTACAACACCGAAATAGATTGGGAAATCTATGTAGGCGCAGACAACGGCTTTGACACCACCATAAACAACAAAAAAACCGAAATCAAAACATCATCACAAAAAGACCTGATCATCAACGACCCTGAACACTGCAAATATGGGCTATGGAAACCCGACACCGAACAATGCATAGTCGTATGGTGCAACCAACCCAAAGCCCAATGGGAAAACATTGGCACAAACACCCAATTCCAAATAATCGGCGGAACAAGCCGCGAAAATTTTTTTGCAAACGCCCAAAAAGCCGACTACGGTTATGGTCCGAGACTAAAACTAAACGAAAACCAACTCACACACCTATAAAAGGAGAAACACAAACATGTATAAACAATTCAAACTACCAGCCATACCAAAATCAAAAGACAAACAACTAGAACTCCTAGAACGAGCAGTAGGAGAACTCTTTGATTGGATCATGGCGGAAAAAGGATGGGACAACCCCGGCAGTATCGCCGACAAATTGGACGACGAAGTCAACCTAATCGCACACCGAGCATATGAAAAATATTGCAAACACACAAACAAATGAACCAAAACCGCCGAAAATGCACCGCGAAAACCGCATATAGCGGAACACCATGCCGACGACTAACCTCCCCAATAGAAAAATATTGTGTAGTACACAAAAGAAAGGACAAATAATGACAAAAATGAACTACTCGGGCAACCACTCCCGATACATCCCAAGCCACACAGAACACGAAAAATATCTTTCAGGGAAAGCCTACAAACCACACCTCAACTCACCCGTCACCATCACCAAAGCAGACGGAACCAAAACAACCGAAAAAGCACTCACCCAACACCAAATAGACAACCCGAAAATAGAATACAAACCCAAACCCGGCACAAAAGCACACAAACGAATGCTTAGAAAACAAAAAATGGATGAAGGAAATCGCCGCGCGCAAAAATCAAAAACCACCCCAACAGTCCCACAACAGATAAACTAAAACGACATGACCAACACACCAAAAAATACGCCCACCCCCGGCACCGAAATCCTCCAAGAAGCCTACAAAATCGTCAACCAAGACCGCCAAAACACCTACGGACACCCCAAAGACGACTACACCAAAGTCATCAACATATTTGAAACACTCACAGGAAAACAACTCACCCTCAACGAAGCAATCCTCTTCATGGTCTCCGTCAAACTCGCAAGACTAAAAACCAACCTAGACCAAGGACAACTACACCACGACACACTCCTAGACACAATCGGCTACCTCACCTGCCTCAACATGATCAACCAACCAGAAAGCACAAACACATGACACCACCCCGAAAAACACTAGACCAACAAATCGCCCAACTAGACAAAGAAATCAAACAACTCCAAAAAGAAATCAAACAACTAGAACAAATCTACAAACCAAAACCAAACAGTCCCTCGTCAGATAAACCTAAAAAACAAACTAAACCCAAAAAATTTGTCGCAACACTGCCCAGTAAGCAGAAACCGATCCAAAAGGTTGACAGCCCCGCTTATGAATAGCACAACTTTACATAACTATTTTTGTTCGTTTAGGGGGGTGTTGTGAAAGTGCTTGTGCCATTGCTTTTTGTGATGGTTGTTTTGTATTGGGTTTGTCAGTTGTTGTGGTTTGTGTTTGTGACGAACTTTGAGAATGTTGTTGCTTCTTTTGTGATTTGTTTTGTTGTTTTGTTTTTGTATTGGATTGTTCGTGCCTTACAAAAATTATTCTGATCATAGGGAGTGGCAACGCTGTCATCGTGAGGATACGAGGGCTAAGCGTGAGAGGCGTAGGGAGTATGAGCGTGAGCGTAAGAATCGTCAGCGTGTTGCCTTGTATGAGTTGTTGCCTGAGCCTGAGAGGTCTCGTAAGTTGGAGGCTAATGAGAGGCGTAGGTCTTTAGGTTTGAGGTGGCGTGTTGAGAGATAGTGCTACGGGTGGTTACGGGTAATACTTGACATATACTCTCTACTGTTATATAGTTAGACACATGACTACAGATGCACTACTAGGCATAGCAACAATGACATTAGCCCTACTAATACTATTCATAGGAGCACAATGAACTACAGATACGACATATCACCTGATAGATACCCTTCCACTAAATGGTTGGTAATAGACACACACAATAACAATTCACCTATGTCATCACATGACACTAGAGCAGAGGCATATAGGGAATGTTTGTTGATTGACAAAAGAGGCACACGGGTAAAGAAATGATTGACATAGCGTCAGAGGTAGAGAAGATCGCAAAGATAGCGCAACTTCGTAAGACAGAGATATGTCAAGAAGATAATGGCATTAGCGATATGCAGTCTTTCGTTGTCTTTCAAAGAGGCGATGTGTTTGAATGTCGTCAAAGCGGTGTAGATGGTCACCCTTTTGAATCGTTACCTGATGTGTTAAGTGACGCATACAATGATGGTTTAACAGAGTTTGACACTGTAAGCATTGTCGTTGATAGTTATGTTCGTCTTAAACCTGTAGACCGTATTGGTGATTATCAGAGAGGCGATCTAGCACGCGAATATAAGCACAATCCTGATTCACCTGTTTCTGAGGCATTGACTGTAGCGACCTACGGGTATCACGGAGAGAGTGCAGGCAAATGTGTAACTTATGTTTACAACGATAAAGGTTTACCTGAGTTCACTGTTGTCAAAGAACACGATGAAGCAATAGTAAAATCAGAGTTCGTTGATTATGTAATGACCAAATATATTGACTTCTGTAAGAAGGGAAAAACTAAATGAATGTCATAACAGGTTTCGTCCTACTAGTAGCAGGCATATGGTTGTATCGCATGGGGGTTCAACATGAACGCAGACATGGACGCAAACGAAAATAGCGTCACGGGTGCTATTCCCACGACCGCCTAGCCAACCCCAAATCAAACGCTAATTGAGGGTAATTACCTATCCTCGTATGGCAAGGACGGCACACAGCAATACAGTTGCCCTCATCCACCACAGAACCACCCTGAGAGCGACGCACAAGTTCGTGAATGTCCTGCGAAGGGCGACGGGCATAAGCAACCAAGCCATCATGTTCAGCGAACACAGGACACGCAACACAATACGGATGTTTGTTCAGCATCATCGCAACAAAGATGCGCCTCTCCACATCAGCGACTTCCCGCTTTGCCGACTTCTGTCTGATTGGCTTTGTTGATCGTTTAAGTGGCGATCGTTTAAGCGGTTTGCGGGGCTTCAACTAGCGACGATTCCCATAATTGGCGTTGTCGTTCTTAGCCCACAAAACTTTCCCGCACTTCAAACACTCTTCTTTCCACGGGTATATTTTACGAAACTCTTGCGGGTGTTCACATACAGCAGTGCTTCTTTCAACCTTTTCATTTGCGGAAACACGCAGAAACTCAGCCATAGAAATCCCCAAATGTTTGGAGCATTCTTCCCACTTCTGTTTGTCTTCAGTGGTCGCACGAAACAGCACCTGTTCTTGAGCAGTTGAAGAAAGTTCAGTCCCGTCCTTGTCCTTCTTCTTCTTGCCAACCAACCGTGATCGTGTTGGATCTAAAGTCTCAGCAACCTTGCCCATCGCGGATTCAAGATTGTCCTCTACGGGTGCATCACTCATAATTTGTCCACATAATCCTCTGCGTCAATTACCGCATCTCGTAAACCGTCAGACCAAGAGAATAACAGTTTTTGAGCCCACGGAGCATTCATCCACAATGGGATTTCGCCTTTAACCGCTTGTTCTTCGCCGAATGGTTGAAGTTCTTGAAGTTTGTCTTTTACCGCGCTCGCGCGATCCTGCCAACTGTATTGTTCTTCAATCCACGCTTGAGCCTGATCCAAATCGCTTTGCTTGGGCGGACTACCCACCCCGATATAGCCCAAAATTACATCCACCACGGGACTAGCGGGCAACAGCATCTTGACCTCTTTGTCGTTTGAGTCCACATCCCCGTCCCCTAAGACACGGGCGATCAGTTCCACCACATCTTCGGGCATACTTTTGATTATTGACTGTGTAGTTGCCATACGACAACCTTACCTCAATTTGGGATATATCACAGAAAGCCTCAAAATAGGGCGTTTATGGGCTTGACAATATGACTGTAAGACTATATAATGGAAGTATGAAACAACTAGACAACACTAAACAACTAAATCAAAGAGTTTTGTTCGCGGGTGACATTCACGGCGACACCATCCACGCAGAGTGGTTATTCAAGCACGCATCCGAACAGGGTTGCACGCACATCATTTCCGTAGGCGACTTCGGATATTGGGTTCACCAACCTCGTGGAGAAAAGTTCGTGAACCGTGTTGCACAACTCGCGGAAAAAACACAAATCAAGTTCCTTTGGATTGACGGCAACCACGAAAACCACGACATACTTCGTGACCTCACCGACAAACACGGAAAATATAATCCGATCAACACACCTAACGAGTGGTGTCAATACATTCCTCGTGGATGTCGTTTCACTATCGCGGGTAACACCTTGATGGGTTACGGCGGTGCGTATTCAGTTGATTGGTTAGACCGTGTTGAAGGCGAATCGTGGTGGAGGGGTGAACTTATCAACCCGTTTGATGTAGACGAACTCTCACCTCAACCCGTGGACATCTTGATGACTCACGAAGCACCGTATAACAACGGCGAGAAAATCACATACAAGGATGATCTACAAGTATCCATCGCACAACGACATCTTGTAAAAGAAATCCTTGACAAAGTAACACCACAATTCCATATTTGCGGACACCACCATGTTCGTGAAACTTGGATGGACGGCGAAACTGAAGTCAATGTTCTCGGACGCGACGGTATGGGTGACGAAAGTGTGTTGATATTAGACTTTTCCCAACAAGAAGATGAACTGATGTCAGCAAACACACACGCATACAACTATCAACTTGGCGTGGAGTTCAATCAACTATTGGAAAGTTACGAGTAATGCGTAAACCAAAAGAGCAAATGCCCCCCGATCGTCCGAAAGACGATTACGAAACAGAAGCCGATCGTCTACTCGCATACGCACAATATATAGCAGATACAAAATGCGGTGCGGTAGACCTCGGCGACTATTTCTATGAATACTCGGGTGATATCACACTACTCATCCAAAGCAATAAAGTAACAGCACACAACATCAAAACCGATGCGGTCGTGGTAGCGCAACCGCAACAGATCAGCGAACAAGAATGGGCGAACGCAATCCGATGAGCCAATACATAGATGAATGGGATATCTTCGCAGAAGAAGAAAGCGAAAAGCATCGCGAACAGAAAGCACGGGTATACGAATACCTAACTTCAGTTTACGAAAACACACCGTTGGTGGCAATAATTTACATGGACAGAACCATGAAACTGTATGGTCCGTTCAGCAACGGATTAGAAGCATACGCATGGTATGAAAAGCAACCCTTTGGTGTCCACTTCATTTGGCACGCAATACGCACACCACACATCAAAAGAAACTCAAACGACTTCTACCTACCTGAGCGTCACGAAAACAGTGAACGAGAGTTTGACCACACAATTAAGGAACAATAATGACATCAGCAGTTTTAGTTAGAGCAAACGGCGAAGTGCGACACATTGACCTACCCGTAACAGACGCACACATCATGGTTCACCACATGGTGGGCGGATGGTTTGATATCGTGCGACACCCAACCCGAAAAGACTTCCACGCATATGTCCACGACGAAGGACTCTTACTTAAACAAGAACCAAATGTCGCAGTTAGTTACCTGTTCGGACAAGTAATTGTTGGCGATGTCGTTCTCAGTCGTTCAACCGTCTCGGGTGATGAAACCGACTTCGTGATAGACGACGAAACCGTACAGATTTACAAATCATGCAACACTGACGCAGAGAGCAAAGCACGACTCGCGGATCTCGCATCCAAAGTTGATACGAGATGGACATTCACCACGGAATAGATTTCATTCCCCAAGCCAATCACGGTTGGTGCTTATTGGGGACGAAAACCACTCTTTTCGGGATCTACCAAGCCTCTTCTTCTTCAAGTTGAACTTGAGCCATCGGCTGTGGCTTATTGCGCGTAGGTGCAGTAGCCGTTGCGGGCTTTGCCTTCGGTGTATATGAACCTTCAGCCTTCTGCTTACGAACAAACGAGTCAATGTTCCCAACAGACAAACCAATGTTGTCGGCAAGAACTTCAACAGTTGATCGCTTTGCGCCTGTTTCCTTGTCGTCCCACGAACGCTGTTCCAACCGTCCCGTTACAACAACACGAACGCCCTTAGCAAGCACATTCGCTGCATCTTCGGCAAGGTTACGCCAAGCAACAATGTTGAAGAACGATGTTTTCTCCTGCTTTTCACCATCTGTGTCAGTCCAATAATGGTTTACTGCGATACTGAAAGCCAACTTACCAACTCCTGTTGGTAGAAACTTCAGTTCAGGGTCTGCGGTCAGATTCCCAATTAATGTTACGGGTGATGCACTCACTTCGTATCCTCCTAATGTAAATCCCAACCCTTATGGATGGGAAGTTACCAAAACTATAGCCGACGCGGGACTAGTATTGCAACCATGTTCACACCTGAAGAAACCCGCCTAAAAGTCCGTGACCTGCTGATGGAGATCCTTGTGTCCCTAGCAGTTGATGACGAAACCACCGATGATGAAATCGCCACATTTGAGGACGACATGGGTGGGGTAGCAGATTTGATGCTTGATTCGCTTGGGTTTCAAGTCGTCTCGGTGGATAACGAAGAAGGAACCAAGTTCACTGCGAAGTTGGAGATCATTGATGGCGATCCGCTTGAAGAAGCAGATCTACTTTAGAACGCTGGTTGTTCAGCAGTCCCGTCTTTAGCCAATACTTCTGCGATCGCGCGTGCAATGTATTTTTGGGAGAGTTTGAAAGTTTCGTGGTGAAGATCGGATATCGCGGTCGTATTCATCACTTTGTCCCACATATGTTCGTCAAAAATATTGTGTTTTGCCATCAGCATTTCGTCTACATCTTGGCGTTCGGCGAGTAATTCCACATCCCAATAGTGTCGGCGTTGTAGGTAAGAAATGATATGTGAGGCGGCGATATCATCGTCATCTATCTCTCGGTATAACTCATCTAATACTTCCGCTGTGAGGCTCACTAACTTATTCTCCTTCTCTAAAGCGTTCTGAACAAACTCGGATAACTCTCTTAACAAGTCTTTTGGGATGTTTAATGGAGGTAACTCTATCTTTTTACCTATGAAATCTTCCCATGATGTTTCATCCATAAAACAAGAATACCACCCCAGCGTCGGGGTGGTATTTTTGCCTCAACAAGGAGATGTGAGATTGTTAAACGAGTTCTAACACCGCGTGTTGTGCTGTGATCTTCGCTTTGTTCACCCAAGAATATTCTTCAATGGTTGCCAATGCTCGGTCACTTGCGTCACCTTTACGGTGGTGGTCAAGATATTCAACTACTGAGTTGTAGATACTCCATCCGTTGAAACCGTAACCGCCCGCATTCTTTTGCGAACCATACAACGCGCGAATAGTTCCATTGATATCTTCGCGATTGCGTCGCTGTGAATCTGTTTCCGTTGCTTTGATTGGGAAAACTGTGTTGAGAACCTTGTCCACTCGCTGTGATGCCTGAGGGACAGGAATTGCCAACATTTGTTCTGCCATAATCTTGAACGACTTCGCCCACTCGGTAGAGATCTGTAATGCCTCTTGTGCCGTGTTGAGGTATTCGTCTGCGTTACGGGTATGTCGTGCAGTGAATAGTCGCTCTGCGTTCTTGATTCCCATGATTACGGTGTTTTGACATACTGCCCGAACATCGGTATTCGCATACCGAATCGGCCAGTAACCGTCGTGTCCGTGAGATACGACTAGATATCGTGCGATTCTGTCGTTCACGCCCGTTGGGTCAATGACGAGGGTTCCCAAGTCAATGCCTGCGAAGAATCGTGCTCCACCTTTGAGAACTCCGCAAGTGTCAATCACTGCGTCGCCCTTTGATGCGCCTACGACTGCCATTGCTCGTTCAAGAACCTCACGGTTTTGTCGGACATCGTAACGAGTGCCTACGGTTGCGAACGGTGAGAAAGAACCATCTTCGTTCATTCTTACGGTTGCCCTGTCGTCTTGTAGGACTACGGGTGTGCCATCAGGGTTCCTGATGAGGTTCCCTTCGTCGTCCACTACTGCGATCTTGGTGAGTAACACTTGGTAGTCCGCTTGGGATGCTTCCAACATTGCGTCAATGGTTTGGAGTCCGTTCATCGGTTTACCGAGTCTGTGCCATGGAGTTTGGTTGCCCGCATATGCGAACCTTGCTTCTCCATCTTTGTTTATTTCTATATTTGCTGCCATTTGAACCTCCTCGGTTCCTGTTTAGTTTATACAGGATAGTTTATACGAGTTGAGGGTAGAAAGCAACTACTCCGAAGAAGATTATTCCTTTATTAACAGCCTTTTGCCTTCGGGTTCCAATTACACACATTCCACGGACCCCAGCCCGCCTCATCAAAAAGCAGTTTTCCGAACTTCAGGTTGGTGACTGCATCAAGCAACGGTTCTTGGGTGCAAATATTCATTTTCGTGCACGCAAGCGCCCGCTTGTTCCGTTTCAGGTCGTAGTGAACGCCATTGATCTGCAACAGTCCCGAGTCCGACTTATTCGTCGCCTTCGTGTAACCAATGATATTGCAGTTCTTATCAACAATAGAACTTCCGATCCGATTCGGGCATCCGCCTGATTCTCGGAGGATGATTTGCCCTAGTTTGGGTAAATGTTTCTCTTCCCAACCTGCTTCTAGTGCAAGTTTCGGCAACCAACTTATGTCTCCATGCATAAAAACCACTGTTTCTATTGGCTTATTTGCACGCTCCACCTGAGGGATGCTCAGCGGGGCTAAAGCGACAAACTGCTTCTTGGAAGAGTCGTCGGGTGCTGATGCTTTCGCCATTGGTGCAAGAAAGGTTATGGCATATATGGCAATTATAAGAAAAGTTGCTTTGCGTATCAAAAGATTGTCCTTCGGTTTGGGGATAGGTCTCGGGTCTCTTGTGCCCGTCTATGTCAAGTAATCTTGTATCTCTAAGTATAGCAAATAGGTGTCCCAACAAGCAAACATTAGGTGAACTCCTTGCTGGTTAAGGGTTTTGTGCGCTTTTCAATCCTCGCTGTGCGAACAGACCAACGATCATTTGTCCAACCGATTCCTGCTTCCGATCGGCAGTCCCGCCCTCAGTCGCCGCATCAACAACCCCACGTTTCCTGCTGATCAGATTATAAATCTCCTCATCAACTGTCCCTTCGCACAAAAGGTATGTTGCGGTAACAGAACCTTGCTGTCCCAACCGATGGCAACGACTATATGTTTGGTCTACATCTGCGGGTGTCCACGGAAGTTCAACAAAAAGAACGTCTTGGGCAGCCGTTAAAGTGTGCCCAGTTTTGGCGGCTTGGATGGAAAGAACGATCACGGGTGCATCTTCAGTTGATTGTTCTTGGAAACGGGACTTCGCATCTTCCACCTCAGACACCTGCATCCCCCCTTGGATCTTCAACCCCCCAAACTTGTTGGCAAGTTCATCAACGATCTCTCGGTGGTGAGCAGCAACAACCACTTTCAACCCAACCTCAATGTGGGATTCAATAAACTCAACAACCGAGTCCATCTTTGCCTTTGCCGCTAACTTCCGCAAAACAGAAATACGCACTAAATGTTCGTTCGCTTCGGCTTTCATTCTGGCTTGCACGGCTGCCGATCCGGGCGAAGTTCCCAGTTCCAACGCGATCTGCTTGGCGCGTTCCACCAAATACTCTACGATGTCCCGCTCTGCTTTCTGATATTCCACCATTTGCGTTGGTGATCCAGAAACAATGATGTTTGCGTGACGCACGGGAGGCAAATCCTTTAAAACCTGATCCTTCGTTCGGCGGATGTAGCAGTTTCCACGCAATCTTTCGTTTAATTCATCTAAGTTTGAGTTCCCACTGATGTTCCATTGACCGAATCTGTCTCTAAAAGCACCGCAATACCGTCGGTAAAAACCCCAAAGTCCACCAAACGTGTTGAGTTTTCCGAGAACGTCCAGTTGGCTGGCGTATTCAGCCGGACGGTTGGTTACGGGTGTGCCTGTTAAACACAAAACGATGCCATCTTGCGGGGCTGTGCGGGCAATCTTGATCGCCGCTTTGGTGCGTTGGGACGTTGGTGATTTAACGTAATGTGATTCATCAAAAACGAACGATTTGAATTCGGTTATTTGCTTTTGCCAATGCGAAATGTTAGAATATCCAATAACAAGAACATCAAAGTCTCTATGTTCAGGGAAAGTTTTTCGGTCGGTAACAGTCACCACCTTCTTTTCAGGTAACCATTTACCGTATTCTTTTTGCCAATTAAGAACCAAGTTCGGCGGGCAAACAACTAACGCAGGATACGAGTTCGGTGTGTTTTCCAAAGTTGCAATCGCTTGCAAAGTTTTTCCCAATCCCATGTCGTCAGCAATAAAGCATCTTTTCGCTGCTGATGCATACTTCACCCCGGCTCGCTGGTATGGAAGAAGTGGTAGCCCCGCTACTTCTAGATCCGCATCTGTGGATCGGGACTGCTGAACTGAGTCGTCGTGAGTTTCTTTTATCTGTTGGGCTAATTGGCTTAGGTTGTTGGGGACTCGTTGGTTAAACTTATCTGCCCATTCAATGCACTCGGCGATACTTGCTACGGGTGCTCGCCACGCCATAGTTTTTGCGTGCCAAGTGACGCTCGGTATCTGTTTGACGGCTTTCACTTTTACAGGGTCATAGCCGAATGACATATAGATAAAGTCGGCTTCAAGGGTTACCCCGAATACGGGATTTAGTTTCTCGGGTAGATCAAAGGTCATTACTTGCGGGTCTATGGTGAACCCGTTGCTCATAGCGAACTCTCGGGCTTCAACGATTGAACTCATTGGGATACGCCACACTTTGGCTACCTTGTCCCATTTGGCGCCGTGTATCGCTTTTATTTGTTCTACTTCACCTCGGTCATACGGCGAGGTAGAGATTAGATCGTCGTCGGCTAGGTAGAGGCGTTTATCTGACACTCCTCATAGTTTATCTACTTGTCTTGGTAATGAATGACAGGTTTTGCGCCTAGACGCTCCGCTAGTAACGCCATTAGACGCTCTAGTTCATCTACGGTTTCGTCCAATGCGTCAAGGGTTACTTCAACGATTGCTTGCTCGGTGTCGTTCATTACTTGCTCGTTTCTCTCTGTAACCAATTTAGGTAGAGACTAAAGTTGTCGTCGTTGTCGGGGTTGAATGAATGCAGATCGCACCATTCGCCGAAGGTTGGTAGTTGTCCGTTTTGTTCGCTCATTATTTGCATTCCTCCATTACTTGTCCACCGTCTGTCATGCGTAGTTCGCAGTTCGGGTGCGTGGGTAGATAGATCGTGTTACCAATGGTTAAGTCTGCTCCGTAGGTAAGAACAAGTTTGTCCACGACATTCATAATGTTTCCGTCGCAGTTTTCTCGTGCTATCCAATAAAGGGTGTCCCCTTCTTTGATAGTGATCGGTGCTCCGTTGCAAAAGAACTCGTTATCTTGTCGGTTCTGTTCTTTCAGAAAACTAAATGCGAATACTGACGCAATAGTTACTGTCGCCGTGATAAGAACGGTCTTTGCTGTTCGGTAACTGTTTTCGTTCATGATTATTTACCTGTAATCTTTCCGACTTCACGGACTTGGACTTCATGGAATATTTCACGAAACTCTCGTGCTTTTGCATCAACTTGTTTTTCACCTAGTGCTCCGTCAAAGATCACCCATTCACAATATTGGTAATGCCCTTCAGTGAACTCGGGTGTCAAGTGATCTTTCGGGTCAGTCGCTAGGACTATGTAAGTTGGAAAGTTACTCATTTAGTTTCTCCTTATCTAGTAGGTTTATATTACAACTACCATTATATGGGTAGGGTGTAACAAAGTCAAATACCCTTCCGCATCTCCGCAATAATGTCAGGTATGCCTAACTCTTTTGGTGATATTTTCCAATCGGGTGCTCTTCGGTAAACAGTGTTCCATTTCTCCAAAAAGTATGAATACAAACCCGAACCAATCGGAAAAGTGCGGAACTCGTCGGTTCTGTAAAGTAAATGTATTGCGTGCGGTGAAGAACCTCGCTGGTGAACTTCCATCTCCGATAACGGGACTATCAAAGTTTCCCCAATGAGAATGTCGTGCTGAGGTCGTGAGAACTGCACGGCTGTTGGGTCAAAAAAGTAATTCTTCGTTTGGATTATGACGTGCCCGCTGAAACCCGGACCTACAGAATGACTAGAACAATTCACTTGCCATGCGTCGTCGGGTAGTCGGTGCGCAGGGATCCCGAATAGTTCCCAACCTCGTCGGTTGAACACGGTAGTCCCGACGGGAAGAACTTCGTGATCAACGCCCAAACGGATCAAGATTTGATGTGCAAAGTTGCAACCCAAAATGCAGGAATCTTGACGGATGTTGTTGTTCTTCCCCCACGAAACCCACTGTTTACTGACTTCCTGTAAAACTTTTAATTCTTCCTGAATCATTTTGTCTCATTTCTAGTATTTCTTTTTAGTTTATCTGAGTTCCCAAACATTTGCAAGTCTTTTAGTCCCGCCAAGGAAAAAAGTGAAGAAGCGGAGCGGGGCTCAGAAGCCAGAAGTGGGACACCCCCCTCACCCAACACGCAGGCATCGCACCAAAGTTCCCCAACCTGAACGGTGGCGGATATAGATTTTTTTTAAGGTTGCTTTTCAACTAAGACTCGTATATAATGGGTATGTTAGATAACTACTAGAACTCTAAAAGGGGTAAATAATAAATGACAGAAGCACAACAGCAATCTTTAGCAGAAATATTTGATGAGGACTCAGCAAGTCTTAGTCGTATCAGTAAAGCATTAGCACTTACGATTGACACGATAATCAGTGAAACAGTCGCACGCGACAACAATCAGCGTTCGGCACTTCACATCAAAACATTGGTTGATCTTCGTGAGATCCTATACAACGCAGAAAGCATGATCGTTCATGCACAAAGCGGATTAAAACTCCCTGAGTCTTTCAGGGCAGAAAAACAAGCGTTCTAATCCACCACTTTGTTACACCCATCAACTAAAGTAATAATCAACATAAACCAACTAAAAAAGGAAAACAAATGAAACTGAGAAAACGGAAGCGCACATTTGAGACAACATCAAAACGAGTCTACGAACTTCGTTCACAAATAGAGAACGCAAAGATGGAACTCGCAGAAGAACTCGCATACTTGGAGCAATACAAGGTTGATGTTGAGGTGACTAACCGAACCATAAATGATGAACTCGGTGTCAAACCAATGTTCAAGTGGCAAGTAGACGCATTCGCATGACCAAACCTTACCTAGTCCGTTGGGAAATGATCTACGAAGCAGACAACCACATAGACGCAATTACACAGGCATACGCAGAGATTTGCGACCTTGCGAAAGACCCTTCACAGGGCGCAAACTATGTGACTGTCATGTATGACGGCGATCATTCCATTAAAACATCCATGCAAATAGATGAAGCGTTAAACCTCGTCGGTGAGCATGAATAAACGCACAGTCGGTATATTTTTGACTATCAAGATGGTCTTGGTGGCGTTCTTCGGTGTCCCAATTCTTTTTGCGTTGTATCAAATACGCAGGTTCGGACGCAACAACCCGAAAGAGCGACCACCGAAACCGTTCTACGAATAAATTAAGATAAACTATTAAACTAGACAAGGAACTTAATGACACCCACCATTGAACTCATAGACAAAACAATCAGAACCATCTCAGGGCGAGAACTTGTCGCATCTTCGGAGATGGTTGATCTACTTTTAGACCTCCGTATGTTGTGTGAACTGCAAACCCCAACAGAACAACTCGTGACCGTCGGAGTAGAAAACTAATCCTTTAGCCCCGCTTTGTATTGCGGACTTTCGGCGAGTATGATCGGATCGTGAAAGTTTCCTGCTCCATCTGTAATATTGAGTTTGACACGGTGAACACTTCATATTGTGTGAAGGTGATGGCTTGGGTAGAACACAACAACGGGCGTTACATTGGTGCGCCACGCAACCCTTCAACCCCTCTTGGTTATGCACACAGAATATGCACTGAGTCGCGTAACGCCTTTGATGATGCCCCAACTCTCTTCTGAGTCCCGTTAAAACGGGTATCAACCTGATACCAACGGGACTTCCGAGCATCCTGAAGCAGGACCTGCCCAGAATTGTGGGACCTGGCAGCCGGATCTTCCAAAAGTTGTTCTTTTTGATGGTTTTTCGTGTTGGCTCAAAAGTCCCTCAAAAACTCGTTCCATGAAACCCTTACAACATAAGGCTTTTAAAAAAGTCTAAATTTGGCACTAAATTTAGTTTTTCTGAAGAACGTCAAAAAGTGACGTTTTTGCACGTTTTGTGCGTTTTTTCTGAACGTTCAGCAGCACGGCGATCCCAAAAAGTATGCGGTCCGCAATTCGCTAGTCCCGCGTAGATACGCGGTTTGCGGGGCTA